TACCCACCATATAATTCCTCGGTCCGACCCGCAAGCCTACCCCCTTTACAGGGCACAAACCTGAAGCCTCGACCGGGAAGAATCCTCTACTCACCTTCCACCTACCTGTGTTACCCTCTACATTCTTACGCACAGCATTGGCAAAAGGTGTTTCAAGCCAGTATCCTTGATCTACCGCAAAGACACCGTTTCTATCCATCTTGTCGCATTTACCAATCTTAAACCCTCGTACGTGATACATCCTCAGTTCTGGATACTCTCCTGTAGATGCTGCCCTCGCTATGTCGTAGTCCATCGCTTTTGTCGTGAACATCTCACCCATAAGATCCCACATGTGCACCGTAGAAACTGCCACCCACCGATTCTGGTAGGACTCGTCTTTGGCTACCTCGGCATAGGTGTAGAAACCCTGTTCTTTTTCTTTAGCGTCATCAACGTTGACATAGAGAGCAGCTAAGTATGCGAGAGCCTTTTTCCTCTCGTCGTAGCACTTCATTGTCTCCCCAGGATCGTCTTTCGTCCCTTTGACAACACAGTGCTTTCCATCAACTGTACGGATGTGGTACGGCATTCCTACCCTCCAAGACCAATAAAAGGTGGTACTGCTTGTTTCGACGGAACCTCAAAAGTGACTATAACACCATCCCGATCAACACACCCAGCCAGATCGTCTCGTGCCTCACAGTGCTCTTTCTCTGGATGCAGTTTCCATGTTGCCTTTACTGTCTTTGCTCCCTGATCAGGTTGTTCAGAAACTACTTCCAGCACCCATTGACACCCACACCTGTTCAAGCAGGTGGTTGATCCGTCCGCTGGCAAGTATGGTAAGTGTTCCCTAAACCCCTCAGCCTGTACATCGGTTGCTATCTTGTTTGCGGCTTCTATATACAAATGTGCTCGTGCTTTGATAGCCGCTAGTGATACGGTACTTTTATTCTCATAGATCGCTTTAGCAAATCCGTGTAGCCACCTGTACTGTTGTCTTAGATGATTCCCGACTCTACCCCAGATAGACTGTGTAACAGTTGTCGGATCACCGTGACCGACCATCGTTGCCGCTGCCATAAATATGCGTAACCGTGTACGCATATCCTCTTCCCACATACCCAATGTAATGCGACCACGGTAAAGGTTCTCCGCAAGAAGATCAACATCTGTGATCATCTTGTCCTTGAGCGCACGTAGCTTGGCTACCTTTTCCGCGTCTGGTATAACAGGCACTAAGCCTCCGGTACGTACGCAGCGAGTTCAGGAATATCTTTCCACATATCAAGTGCGCTACGCATTGATTTACTGGTAATACGCGTACCTCGATCTACTTCGTCGTCTGAGATCGGTGTCCCACGAATGTTCTGCAACTCCATCTGTGGTTCTGGCAACTGTGCTACTATTTGTTCCTTGTGGGTTGCGTCCTGTGCGTCTTGCGATAGGTCTTTACGGACTGCCATTTTTGTAATCGTTGACCGTGCAAGATTCCCCGCACGCCAGATCACTTTCACGAGGTCTTCAAAGTCCTCTTTATGAACCTCATGCTCTGTGATAGCTATCCGATCATCACTTATCGCCCACTCAGGTAGAACTCCTTTGTCTGCTAACAGACGCTTGAATGTTTCCATTGGGATAACAGCATCTTGCTCATACTGTGGCTGTGGCGGATATACAAGTTTGATCAGCGCATTGATCCATGCCTCAGCGACCTTGGCACTGGTCATGTCCTCTTCAATATCTTGCGTATCAAACCTGAAGACCACACCCTCTGGCAACTCGGCATTGATCTTGGACTCTACCAGGGTGATAAACTCGCCACCACCCTTACCGCGTGCCTTCAAGTGCTGCATCTCTGTTTCTGCTGCTGTACCTAGAGCAGCAGAACTCATCGTCCAGAACTCTCTTGCGTCCATACCAAAACATAGAGCAAGTGTATTCACATAGTGCGTGACTACTGTTTCTCTATCAAACGATTCAGGTAACGCTGAAAATGATTCAATGCTGACAGAGACCTTAGCACCTGGATTGCTACCTACTAACCACAGCACTTGCGGGAAAGTGAGAGAGTTTCTTGACTCACGTGCCGCTTTCCACAACTGGATAGCCTGTTGGAACTCTCTTGCCGTCAGTCCTGTTACAGATGCTACACCCTCTGGTGGTAGGTTTGATAGCTTCTGTTCATCGTAATCGTGTACCGCAAGGAGTAGTTTAGCTGCACGCAGAGCACGGTCTACAGCACACATCCCCATACCCATATCTCGCTCACCGGGGAGGGGCATAGACCCAAAATGAATGAACTCACCCTCTTTGTAGTAGCGTTCATCGTCTGTGATAGACGATCTGTAGTACATAGGAAGATCTACACTACCTGTGAGCAAGCAGTTCCTAGTATCAATGTGCGCTAAATCTGTCAGGTATCCCCACTGACCTCTGGTACGAATAGCATCCCAAAACACACCAGTGTTTTGTGTATAAAAATCAATCGCACTCGTACCTATGAATCCCTGCCAGTCATAGTCCCACATATACCGTGCACGAGACAGCATCTCTGCCACACGATTGGCACCAATCTTACCACCCTCAACCTTCCAATTCAGGGACTGCATCTTGGCAACCATTGAATACACGGCACCTGCCAAGATAGGCTCACTTTTCCAAATCGTATCCAAATACTCGGCGTATGCTGCTGTACCACGCCTCGGCATGTCATCTGCGTTCTGAGCAAAGTTCATAATGCTGTAGAACATGGGCGTGACAGATGCTTCCCGCTGGTTGTACACCTTCATACGGGTATCGTTTTCCGTGGGACCACGTTCCCGTTGAACATTATTCATTTCGTCAAAGAGGGGCAGATCAGGAAACAGACTGCTCATCGAGTCTCCCCAAGGATTCCCTTAGTCTCTCAAAATGTTCATGCATAGTCTGCAAGTTCATTTCTTTTATACGTTCCATCGGAGCATCTGGAGCGATGTAATACTTCGACTCCAAATCTGGATCGTAGAGATCGCAATTAGACACATGGATACCAGAAAACGTTTGTATATTGTACTTATGCAAAGCGGCTAGGAGTGGGCAATTGAACACGGCTTTACAGGAAGCGCAAAGCTCATCAGCCCAGCACCTATGCTGCGTTTCTTCGCCATTACTCGCTGGAATAACATCAGGCATGGAGTCTCCTATGGCACAATAATACCGTTACGGATGATGTAGAAAGATAACCCAACCACACTACTAAGTACAAGAGTCAACAAAGCCCACGTAATCTTTGTCTGTATACCTGATACGCTCAACTGTATAGCGATAACACTGAGCTTATCAGATAGTGTGGTCTGCAAGGCGTTGACAATATCTGGCAAATCCTTCAAGTCAGCTACGCAACTTTCGACAAGTGTGAGTCTCTTATCTAGGTCTACGACTTTCTCATACATACTAAGCTGCTCCTTTACGGTGTGCAGGAGCGACTCACCACTATCTCGTTCAGACATCGAGTATCCTTCCTTTACTAGAGCACACTGGTCAGGAGTAAGTGATCCCTCTCTTTTCGATGTCCGCTTTTTGCGTGAGACGTACTTCCTGCCGGGAAGCTCTGCGCTCATGCGGATAGTCGATTCTACTACACTTCTTGCTCCTTCCCCTAACAGAGTGTCTAAAAAACGACACCCCCTCCACTTCCTGGATCATCCCAGAATGCCAGTACGACAGCATCCCCACAGTCTGTGGATCGTCCAAGACGTGATGCCTTCTTTAGATTCTCCTTTGGTTCTATAAAAATTGTAAGCTCCCCATGGTAGTGTTTCAACTCGTACTTTGGTGCTACCAAGTCACCACGCAGGTCTTCGTCTGGTGGTAGCATCACTTCGTGACCGTTCTCTGGATCGAGAAGCTCTCGCATGTGCCACCAGGATGCGGATCTCACGTTCACAAACCGCATAAGACCTGTTCTGTCTGTTGCAGATGTACCAGCACCCATATACACTGGCACTAGGTTCATCGTTCTCTCGTATGGATTCTCACCGGATTGTAGGATGTCGTATACCGCTGCCCCTAGACCGGAGTCCATTTCAATCAGTGTCTCACTTGCTCTATGAGCCAGTGGTTTCAAATAACCTGCTGTATCCGTTACTGGGAGTTTTGCGTACTTGTGCAGATCAATGATCCTGTTGTCCAAACGCTCTGCAAATACAGTTGCATCATCACCCATACGTGCTGTGTCTACACCGATCTTACGGATACCGATGTCAGACATAGGTCTGCCAGCATCATCCCAGTCTTCCCACCGAGCAACCGCTGCTTCCACCCAAGCATACGGAATCGTGCTGTCTGTTGTCTGCGTAGAGAACTCACCGAGTACGCGGTTCTGAAACATTGGGGAGTTCTCACCCCACTGTTTTCTACGCTGCTCAACCCACTCTGGACTGACACGACCTGCTGCTATGGCTTCGTCTATTGTGACGTGTCTTACCTTCCAGTCCTCGTACCCAGGCTTACGCATGTGGATGTCAAAGAATCTACCGATAGGGAGTCCTGGTGTAGAAATTGCTAGAAAATAGCACTCCCCAGCTTGCGTCAATCCGCTACGTCCTGAAAGCATCGTAGCATTTTCTGTTGAGAACGCACCCTCTGCTGCATCCCACATAGGATCAGGAATCGCTTTCGACTCGTCAAATACGTAGAAAAGTCTTGCTCCGTGAGCACCTTCAATCAATGCTGCTGCACTGGACGATACAGCGAACGCTTCTGATAGACCCACACGAATTGATTGGGTCATCATCTCGTCACGAGTGTACCTGTCCCTACCGATGACAGACCAATCCAGCAGCTTTGCAAACTTGTGAATCTCAGGCCAAAGAAACTTTTCTAGCTGACGCCATACAGATGCCAATGTAGGTACTTTTGCGTCATCTTCTGTAGTAAGCACGGTATGGTGCACTATGATAGACGCGAGGGCCGTTTTTCCCAGGCCATGGGGTCCACGTAATGCTACACGTCTATGTCCTGTGTCGAAGTCACCCAATACTTCTTCTTGGTAAGGTGCGAGTGTTTCTCTAAGTGCTGGGATACAATCATACGCGAACGCTATGCGATCATCTCTATAGGTGCGCTGAAACTGACGGAACTTTGTATTTTTACTGACAGACGCATAAATACCTTGCGCGAAGTCGGTCAGTCCAGCACGTCTTCCCCCAGATCCCCCTCCACGCCTGTGTAACGTTGGTGCGTCTACAGGTACTTTGATGTCTATAGTCATTTTATCGTATGATCAGTGGTAAGTAGATTTTGTGTCTACCCACCCTCCAGGTTGGGCCACAGCTTGTTACGTGCGGCGATCAGCATCATGATCTCTGCGCCCTCCAGCGTGTTGAACTGCTTGAGGATGTTCACCACGCCTTGCAACACGGCG